ATGAGTAGTACCTATATGAACTTCACCCGTATGTTTAAACCATAAAGCTAAGTTTGCTGGTACTAATGCTTTATCTGTTGAAGTACCAGCTACGGCTTCGGTATTTGTGGCGGTTTCAAGTATACCCTTATTAGTATCAGTTGCATTTTCTCCAGATATTACACCAGCATTTATATCAATGCCTTCGCCAGCTGTCAAATTACCACCTTGTGAAAATATATCCCAATAAGTTGTCCACGTTGCTCCCGAGCCGGGCTCATCGTCTGTATCGCCAGAAGTATGTGCCAACTTACAAACATAACCAGAACCATCATTTTCTACACAATCATTTACTACGTAACCAGTAGCAGTTGCCCATGCACCCTTCCAATCATACGCTGCTTGCCCATCTGACCAAACTGCTGCAGTATCCGTTGCGTCTAAGCAAAAATATATTTTATCATTTGTAACATCTATCCAACGCGAACCGACAGAATATCCCTCTGTCGTATCATTGTCGGCATCTGGAGCTGCGGTAGCATCTACTTTATCTTTGATATTTGAAACATTATTTAAACTCAAATCAGTCTTTACATTGGCGTAACTTCTCCCCTCTAATCCTGCTGCAGTCCACTTCGCATATTCATCATCTGCTGGACTTCCATCAACTTCCACCAAATAATTATCAGTAATACCTATGGCTTGCTGTGCCAAAACGTTCGTACCAATAACGAGACTCAATTCTGCTGGAGTAACAACATGAGGATTGCCGGCTACTAATCCACGGTGAGTTGTATTTAATCCAGCTGCAGTTTCATTTGCATTAACCTTCGAATGGTCAGATCCGTCAGATCCCTTATGGACCGTATTCGCAACGATTTCATCCCATTTATCAGCACCGAGCAATCCGGCAACATCTGTATCAGCTTCAGCAAGAGTTACATCATCAGCTGAACCATCAGAAGTAATCGAGACGGTTGTAGCATTCACAGTTCCTAGTTCTAAGGCAGTCGAAACATTTGTTTCCTTTAATGTGTTTGCGACAATTTCGTCCCACTTATCTGCCCCAAGTAGTCCGGCAACGTCCGTATCAGCTTCTGGTAAAACAATATCGTCGACACCACCGTCGGAGGTAATTCCATAGGTAGTAGCATTTACCGTCCCAGCGCTTAATTCAGTTGAAACATTTGTGGCCTTTAGTGTATTTGCGACGATCTCATCCCATTTGTCAGCTCCAAGCAATCCAGCGTTGGTTGTGTCTGCCTCGGGTAGCGTTACGTCATCAGCTCCGCCGTCCGATGTAATGGCAAGTGTAGTTGGAGCCCTCGTCCCAAGACTCAAAGCAGTTGATACATTTGTAGCTTTTAGCGTATTCGCAACAATCTCATCCCACTTGGCCGCTCCAAGTAGTCCAGCATCACCGGTGGTAGCCTCTATTAAAGTGACATCATTGACGCTACCATCAGAAGTTATTGACATGGTGGTAGCGTTGATAGTACCAAGCGAGAGTACAGTTGGAGTACCAGCTGTCGTGATCCCCTCTGCTATTCTTATCAACTCATAAGTAAGATCACCGCCATCAACGGGTTTTCCTCGAGGGAATAGTTTTGTTTTCGCGTATGCCATCTACATTTTGCCCATAAAATGCCTCACTTGCCCTGTGTATGCGAAGTCCCAGAGATCTTTTACCTTTCCATCGTATGGATCAATCACTTTGTGTGGAATAATTGGATGGTCAATAACCCAATGCCCTATCGGTCCAAAATACACTTGTCGTATTCCGTATGTATGCTCGCCAGCTTTTGGTGTTACGCGATAATCGAATCGCAATTTACCACCGGCAGCATCTTCAAGGCCTGAATTCATTACTCGTGCATCACGCAGTACATATTTCTTGCGTTGTAAAAACTCTAGCATCTGCTCGGGATAGAAGTCTGCCTTATTAAAATACGCAAGGATCATCGCGAAGCACGTTATGTAGCAACCATGTGTATCCATGGTATAACCATTCACGATTCTCTTTTTCGCATATGCTCCGAACCTTTGAGAATAATAGTGTTCTTCCATATTTTTTCCTTTCGATTAAGCCGCTCGATAAGTTATAGTAAATCTCAACCGATCTCCATTAGCCCATGTCATAGGACTCGTTGCTCCCCATGGAATCAAATTGTTATCATTATAAATATTGACAGTAGTTGTGCTAACCATTAAAACAGTCCCTGCTCTATATGCCGTCCCAGAATCAAGAGCATAGGCAACGCCAGAATCAGCGGCATTGTTGTGAGCTGTTACTGGTAATGTGAACGTCCATATCCCAGTACCAAAATTAGTCGTTGATCCGGTTGTTAGAATAACGGTATAAGTTACTAGCTTACCAATCTGTGTATAATAACCAGTCAGTGTCCCATCACCTTTGGCCGGTGAACCACTCGCAGCTGTCCACGTCGGAACAGAGATGGTCCAATCTATAAAGGTTACCAATGCAGTTTTAGATATTGCAATGGCGGCAGCATCGCCTATATTAGTGTTAGTAATATTTCCATTTACAACATTTCTAATAGCATTCCAATTTGACATATCCCTCGTTGGATCATCGGCGTCGCCTGATACAATTTGTGTTAAAGTTGGTATGAGTCCCACGGTTTTATTCCTTTCGGCAAGCTCTTCCTCTATAATTATCAGTTAATGAATGACACTCTTCACAAAGTGTGATGCCATTATTAACATCCCATAACTCTAGACATTGACGAGCTTGATTAATGTTAATTATATTATTTTCTTTAATTATTTTACTAAAACTCTTTATATGATGTGCGGTGACGTAACAATTTATTATCGAAGTAAATTTATAGTTTGAAAATCTATCACCGAGCCGACTACCTTGAAATTTTCGTTGATGTTCTCATTATAGTATCTCAATTTAATCATTTTACCTCTGATGTCATCCGGCTCTAAAAACTCTTTTACCTTGCTTTGTGTTCCCCGTGTAAAATCCCCCCTCGTTACTGCGGCCCTAAGTGGTGAATTACCCAAAAGATTGACTGAAAAATCTACATACGTGCTATATAAATCAGTATTAATTCCAATCTCCTGAAACCAATTCCCGATTGCAATCGATTCATTGAATACCTTTCTTACTTTTTTGTCTTTCTGCGGATCGCTTAAATAAAACCCCTTTGTAGTAATATATTTATCGTATCGCTCTTCGACATTCACTCTGAATAGTAAATCTTTGGTCGCGTCAGCTGTCCACGCAGCGGCTGCATAAGTAGCAAGATTTCCTGATGCATAGGCAGGACTCGAATCATCAGATCCCCATGCGTAAGCACTATCACCTGTAGCCTCCGTAGTGTGCTGAATTACAATCCAATATGTAGTATCGGCAGTCAATGTAAACGGAGTATCGAAAGTTGCTTTTTTATAAGTATAGGCTGTTCCCGTGAAAGCAGTGATTGTTGTAGTTGCATTCGTGCTAACTAGCGTCCCTGAAGGCTTTGACGAACTGTCTGTCTCGATTCTGACCGTTAAACCAGTTGTAGTGCCACTAACCTTCTTTAGAAGAGCCTCAACGGAAGTAACGAGATAATCCTCATCAACCTGAAAGCTTTGAGCTTTCCGTACCGTTGTGGCTGCTGTAATTGCCGAATCAGCATCTTGATCGGCCGTGTATTCAGTATTTGCTTCTTCGTCATAAATATTAGTATTGTTGAAGGAATAAGCCTGTCCGAATCCACCGTCATCCGCGCCTATCAAACTCTGTACTCCAGACTCAGTTATCGTCTCGAAGCAAGATATGCTCTTGCCATCAAATGGAGGATACCAAATGTTTTTTACAGTATCATAGATAACCACACGATCATTCGTAGTGCCATCAACTGAAACAGCTATATACCACAGGTTACCCAGTCTTCCACTCGCCGCACTCGATAGATATGCCTTATTTAAAGTACCGAAAAAGTTTTTTATTTTGTCATCTGAAATATTCACAGGCGCAGTTGCGTCCGTTCGCATGAATCCTGAATTGGAGACATAGTAAACGTAGCTACCTATCTTAATCACGGATCGTTGTGATACAGCTCCTTCACCAATTGCCATTTCCTTGAGTTGATCGGGATCATACTGCGCTCCCGTGAACACAAAGTAATCTAACCGATAAATATGGTCTTCAGTAAATACCAACATATATTCGTCCGCAAAAGGAATGCAGCACTTTACCGGACCAGGTGTGTCAAAATAATTCAAAGCCCCGATAGTCTCGAGCGCTTGATTAGAATAATAAATTCGATTTGGGTGAGTAGTTGTATTCCAACCGATTATCCTTTCCAAGAAAAACGTCAATCCATTTGGGATGTCGGTTGCTGCAGCAGATGAAACAGGAAAGTCGGCCAGCTCAGACCATGCCGCACCAGTAAATTTCTGAACCTCATCATATCCATTTGCCATGTACGCACGATCATTGCCCGTAGTAAATGAAGCCTTTTTCCCCGTTGTCAATGTCTGACTTTGTAAAATCCACTCACCAGAAGTCAGCAAATAAATATCAGTATTATAAACCCCCAACACATATCTCACTCCGGTTGTAGGTCGATAGAATTCATATACTTGCAGAATATCTCCAGTCGGTCCAATGTAGTTTCCCTTTTGCTGTATTCCTCCACGCCCCGTCCACAATGAATCGTTTCCTAATATTACATTCCGTCCATCAGAGATTTCTGAATCAGAAAGTTCAAGCTGGTTTGAGTTATCATTCCAACCTCCCGTAAGATTGTAAATAGCCTTTGTTTCAATCTCTTGCTTTTGAATTGGTGGTAGTTGTTTTTTTCTCATAAGCTTTGGAGTGGCAACGACCGAGGAGGCTTAAAACGATCGCCGCCACACCGAAATTAATTAATCTCTTGGATAGCTAGTCGACCATCGAGGTGTCAGCTTTTCGGTATACCTCGAATCAGTGCTCCTCATTACAGGCCTCCACGCAGGTACAGATGCATAATCTGCCTTCATTCGATTAATAAGATTCTGTAACTTTACGTTTACGCGATCAGCATTTGGATTAGCATCCTTCTGCAATAATTCTTCCAGCACAGCATTAACGAGTCCTGACCTATACCTTCGTGGCAGAGGAGGAACTTCATCATCGTTGTCTGTATCTGTTTCAATGTCCACTGGAGTTGGATCGCGGTAATATTTATAAGTGATTGTGAATGTGTCATCAGGTATCGGATAAAATTGGATCAACTGATACCCATCACTATCTACTCCCCACAGCTTGTACCAAGTGGGATTTCCAGTCGTAGTTCCAGCAGGATAAATTTTGTCGAAGTCTTCATCGTCCACCAAATACAATGGATTTGTGTTTGTGGTGTCTATTACATTATAGAGCTTCCCAAAATCATAATCAGCAGCAAGGGAATATTCTCCATCGGTTGTAGTGGCCGCAGTTGTTATCGTTGCTGACTTCCTTAGAAACGGCCACTTACGTTCTGAATAAATATCAGCTTCCATCTGCCAAATCCAGCTACGAATCGAATAATCAGTATCCGATCCAAAGCCAGCTGACTTTTTGGAAAATTTATCCTTGATGTCAGCAATTATATCTTCATACGTAGCTAGATTTGACATAGGTTGTTATTTACTTTTTAGTCTTTTTCTTTTTTTTCTTGAATGGACCGACTGATTCCTTCTCTTCTCCTGTGACGGTCTGAACTTTTTCACTTGCTTCTTCTTCAGCCTCTACGGGTTCCTCTACTGGAAATTCAGGCTCCACTGCTACCTCTTTCACCTCTTCCACTGCCGGAGCTTCCTCTGCAGGAGCTACAGGTTCTTTTTTGGGTGGCCATACTTGTTCTGACATAATACATTTCCTTTCTTAAAAAAATCACAGCGCTTAATTCTGCCGTGACTTTTTGCTAATTAAATTTTTAAATTATAGTTCCTTGTCGCCAAGACCCTTCATCCACTTATATGTTAGTTTAATACCCTGCAAAGCATCGACCTGTGGGTTATATCCTAATACTTCTCTTGCCTTTTGATTAGTGAATAATTCACGCTGTCCAATTTCACCTGGCCTGTGATCAACCTTATCAATCTGTACTGGTTTCTCGTCAGCAACATCGATGCACATATTGAGTATATCTTCTACTGATTCCTCGACTGCATAGCTTACCTGAAACTTTTCTCCAACAACTTTATCTTCCGGTGCATTGACAACCAACTCCCATGCATCCATTACGTCATCCGAATATGTTAGATCGCGAGTTTGATCTCCACCCTCTAAGCGAAGTGGCAATCCCTTTATCAATGCTCGTAACCATATAAAGACAAATATATCACGTCGCATTCCTGGTCCAAGAACTGCACCATTGCTCATTATCGTCACTGGTAGTCCATAGCATCTTCGATATGCCCACATTGCCATCTCAGCGGCCGCCTTAGAGAATGCATAAGGATTATGAGGTGTCAATGGGTGCTTCTCATCAATTGGTAGGTAGACAGGCCTTCCAAACTCATTGCCACTACCTGCATAAATTATCTTTTTGATTCCCTTTACATCCTTGCAAACTTCTAAGAATGAAATCGTTTCATTAACATTCTCCATTACTGTCCAACGCGGTGAAGTGATTCCCATTGGAACATCTGCCTGAGCCGCTAAGTCAATAATAACTTCATGCCCTTCAATGTCTTCCTTTTCAATGTCTCGAAGTGCCTTCCATTTATAATCAAGTTTCGGATGATCAATAACATCCATCAATGCCCACGCCATGTGCGGTGAAATAATATCCAATGCCGTCACATCATGCCCTGCTTTGAGCATTCTTTTTGTTAGTCCGCTGCCTGCAAATCCGGCAGCTCCGATGATTAAAAGCCTCATACGCTTATTTCTTATTTATTAAAATGATCTAATTTGATTGAACCCTTTGGAAGTATGCCGCCGACCATTAGCATCGTCTCGAGTCTCTGCTTATAGGTATGCCGATCGAGTACCAATTTTCTGCCAGCCTCAGCGATTTTCTCTCGTTCCTTTTCGTGCTTCAGGTAGTACGCAATCTTCTTCATTGCTTCTGCGGTGGTGTCGTATAATACGAGATGTTTTTTATCTTCAAATAAACTTTCAATCCCTGGAACTCTTTGCGTGATCAGGAAGCTTCCGGTTGATAATGCTTCAAATACTCTCATGTTGACATCACCCTTCGTTGGTGGATTCAATACCACCTTCGACTTCTTGAATATGTCAGCGCAATCATCAGCGAGCTTTTCATCTTTTATGTACCTTGACAACCTCGTACCGAACCAGAAATTCGGAAACTTCTTGAATGCCTCTTCGAGAAAGTCAATCCGCTCCTCACTTACAAGATGACCAACAAAGCTTACGTCGTATTTCTTGAATGCCTTTGGTTCATCGGGGAATGCGCGTGGTTCCACTCCATGATAGAGTAGGTGTGCATTTTTGACTCCATCCTTCTTCATTTTCTTCCAGCCCTCTTCTTGAGCTACAAATACATGCTTTGCTTGCTTCGCTGTTGCAAGTCGATAGTCGTAACCCAGATGTGTATCGGAGGCGAAGTAAGTAAATGGCTTCGGATATACTACATCGTAGGGAAGCATCTTTGTGAGTCCATCCTCACCCCAATCAATAATGAGATGTAGATCAAACTTACCGAACTTTTTGTAATCCCCGTTTGGAATTAAATGTACGACCTCGAGTTCCTTCATTTCTCTGAGCAAGTTCCACGCATAGACAGAGAATCCATCTGAGCGGCCAAGTCTGTTCTCGTAATAAATTGCTACTCTTTTCTTCTTCATTTTTTTGCCTCCTTTTCATATACTGAGAGGAACGATGAAGTGTTGTACCCCGTCAGCATTGTTACCTTTTTTAATCCTAATGTATCGAGAAGTGTTTTCATGCTTTTTGGTGTAAAGACATGCACATGTTCCGGATTCAAGTTGATTGTTATTTCCGAAGATTCATCGGGTACGGCTATAATCAGCCTACCACCTGGCTTCAAAATCTTAACCCAATTTTTCAATGTACTAATCACATCGATGCAATGTTCCAGAATATGCCGTGCAACTATTGTGTCAATTGAATTATCTTTGAATGGCAGTGGATCTTCTACATTAGCAACTACATCAGCGACTGAGTTTTGGTATAAGTTCGGTACTTCTTCACCCTTTGGAATTCTATCGACTCCGATTGAATTTTCAACTGTCTTTTTATATCCGCAACCAAGATCAACTATTTTCTTTCCTTTAATGAACTTCCTGACCAATTTTCCCTCTTGATCAGTGTCTACGAAGTGCTTTATGAGTTCTTTGGGCTCTCCGAACACTCCAGGATATAACGTATGCACCCATTTCTTCAGTCCATGCTTCTGTATGAGTCCAATATTTGTAGTGTCAGTCATCTCTCTTGAGTTCCAACCACCTGGCTTATCTGGTGTACCATGTAACTTCTCACCCGTTTGAAATCCATGATGCCAGATGAATATATCCTTTCTGACCATTAACGCGTAGCCTGCATCTCTAATCCTTATTGAGAGATCAATGTCGTCACCACCATGTAAGGTATCGTCAACACCACCAGCTTTCTCAAGTGCTTCCATTCGTATTAATATGCAAAATCCTATAAGGAATGATACTTCAAACTTCATTATACGTGGCTCCTGAAATATATTTTGTTTACCCATTACTACATTTGAAGATGGACCAATCGCACCAATTCGAGGAGAATATCCATCCATATTCCTTACCATCTCTTTCAACCAATAAACTGAAGAAATCGGAACGTACGTGTCATCATTCATGAACATTACAAACTCTGTCTTGACATGCTTTAATCCTAATTTCAATGCGCTCTCCCATCCTAAATTGTGAGGTGCTTTTATAACTTCAAGTCTATCCTTTCCAACATCAGCATGCACTTCACTCTCACCATTATTGATGACGATAATCTTCATCGGCTCTACGTGATACCCGGCCAATATTGAAGTAATACAGTCGAGCAATTGCTGTGAATTATTGTACGTTGGGATTAAAATTGTTACTCTTGGTTTTCTTTTCATATTTTTTAGCCTCCTATTTTAGCAGACATCACGGGTCCGAACGTCGGTTCATCCCCATGCGTCTTTCTTAGTTGTTTAACCTTTGTCTCTGCTTCGTAAGTCTTTTCGTTGATCTCCTTCGGTGTTGAGAGGTGTCCAAGCTTCACGGCCGTGTCCATATATACTTTGAATCCAGCCTTTCCTGCATCGAAGCAAAATTGCACATCCTCACCTACTGCATTATTCATTACGAACCACGGTTGATTCATTTTTTCAAAGACCTTGCAGTTTATGAGTACAGCTCCGAATCCAACCGCATCACACTCTACTAACGAATCCTTCGGATAATTATAATAAATCGTTGATGTATAATAACTTTTTTTCTCAACCTTATCGTAGCCTTCAGTCAGATTGAAAATAACTGGCTTGTGCGGAGAGTACCTGGTAAATGCGAGCGCACCTACAATATCTTTCTGCCTCTTATATAATCGCTCGAACAAATCAACTGGACAGATCATATCGTCGTCTATGAACAATAGATAATCTGCTCCATTCAACATCGCTTGCTCAGCGAGTCGCTCCCTTGCGATCGGTGTCAATGTTCTTCCAACAGTACCCTGATAAAAAACAAACTCTACATCATCAGGATAATCAAATTTAGTTCCAGCATATTCCTTTACTCCGAGATGTGATAGTACCTGCAATGCTCCTAAGTGATAACTTCCGACCAGTCTATTGAAATACGACTCACTCTCAGTCTTACCTTCATTTGGAATACCAACAAACACTTTGACGACTTTCTTTTTGGTTGCCTCCTTTTTCTTCATTTCAATAATCCTATCTTTATCATCAGCCACTCCCACAGCGTTGCACGATATGCATGTCTTTGTTTATGTCCAGCACATAATTGCATTTTCTTCTCATCTGTCCCCCTTAATGCTCCACATGTAGCGCATCGAAAAAATATTGCTTTGTCCTTTTCGTTTAGTTCAATCATAAGCCTCTTTTAATTTATTTAACTTTTTTATTCCAAGGTATCATACCTTTTTTAAACTCTGTTTTTTTATTAAAACGAGCTCCTTTTTTTGCATACTTCCCAAAATTATCACCCCATTTATGAAATTTTGCATGTTCTTTTTGTGTCATTATTTCTATATTCTCTGGACGATTATCATCAACTTTTCCATTAATATGATGAACAACTTCATGACTATAGAGATAACGACCTAACTTTTTCTCTGCTACTAAGCGATGTTCTAATACATAACCACTTCTACTAGCATTTGGATGTTCTGGTTTATATAATTCTACATAACCAGCCGAATGAAACTTTCTTCCTAGTCGTGCTTTATCAGCAAACTTCGCTAATCTTTCGTCTGTTTCTTTTGTTTTTCCCTTGTTCCAGGGAATTGTCCCAGGAGAGTAGTATAAACCATTTAACTTTGCTCTCCTGGATTCAATTCTTTTTTTGATGTGCTCAGGACTTTGTTTCCTTTTTGTCATAATAACTTTTCTTAATGATTAGTTACTATAACTATATCGCACATTACACTAAGTTGTCAAGTGCTATATAGCCCTGATAAAAACAGGACCACTTGGTGCTCCACCAGAAATTGTCACAGTGTCCATGTTCTGGATGTATTTATAATTGGTCGAAAGCATAGCTGCCTCCGGTCCAAGACCCGACGTAAGCGTACCACCTGCGCCACCTGGCTGTAGATACGTTTCTGAGATAGTTACAACTCCACACGTCTTGTCTGCTTCAAATGAGAACAATGCAGCACTGCAATATCCCCAAGCTTGAAGCCTACCGTATCCGTTTGAGGCAATATCCTCTACGGAAATTCCGGCAAGCATAGGCATCTCTGCCACAGCCTCAAGAAGATGAGTGTTGACTCCATCAGTGGAAGCCACTTCGGCCGCTGTCAATCCACCCACATACCTCATTGCTGAACCAGTCGTTGCCACTGTTGCAGAAA